CGGACTGCTCCCCTTGCCCTTCGCCCGCTTCACCCATCCCGCCCTCGACGGGCGCACCTTCTCGGTCATCTCCGTGGGCTACGACTTCCAGACTGCCACGTCGCAGGTACGAATGAAGGAGGAATAGCAGCGGGTTCGAGTTTCACTTTAAGCAAAAAGCGCAAATGATTGGTATCAGACTTTTCCGCAAAAAGGATAAAAGCAAATCCTCAACCCACACCACCATCCATGTGCAGGGGCAGGAGACCTCGGGCGTGCCCGCCTCCTTCGTCTCGCAGGTCCGCGCGTGGATCAACGAGGTGGCCGACCGCATCAACGCCCTATGGGACAACGCCCGCTCGCTCTTCCTCTCCAAGGTCAACGACGACACGGCGGAGGGTCATATCACCCTCAACAAAGGCTTCACGGCTTCTGCCGATTCCACGGTCAATGGCAACCTGCAGGCCGACAGCCTCGACGTCCAGACGGTGGCCATCGTCCGGGGCGAGACGACGTTCTCCAAGGATGGCACCTTTGCCGACGGTCTCACGGGCCACGGTGCCCGCATCTGTCCCGATGGCTCGGCAGAGCTCGACTCGCTCACGCTCCGGCGTTTCCTGGAGGTGCCTGAGCTGCGCTTCAACCGTGTCTCCGTCCATGTGGGCAACCAGTGGCGGGCCCCGGGCGGCGGCATCATCCGCTCGGCGTCTCATCAAGAGGACGCCACGGGCACGGCCCTCCTCCATCTCGAAGCGGGGGAGATAGGCACGGTGGCCGTCGGCGACCTCTGTATGGGCATCTTCCATTCCGAGACCGCCGCCGACAACGCCGAGGCCAATAGCGACGACAACCACGGAAACTTCCGTTTTGCCGGATTCTATACGGCCTACTGGGAGATCACCGCCGTCGCCGACTATACGGACGACGAGACGGGTCAGACCTTCCACAATGGAAAGGTGTCCTACCGCCTCCGGCCCGTCTCTGCCAACTACCCGCGGCCCATGCACCCCACCGCCGCCATGCACTTTGTCTGCTACGGCAACCGCTCCGACGCCGCCCGCCAGTCCTCACGCTACTCCACGCTCACCTACGAGCGATTTCTCACGGGCGTCTCCGATTGGGAGTTTTCGTCGAAGCAGATACGCATGCAGGTGGGCGACCTCAGCGCCTTCTCGCCCGTCCCGGGGATGGACTTCTCGGGCTACTCGGTCTATGCCAACAGCATCTACCTCGATGGCCACCTCAAGCAGCTCGCAGACCTCGGAGACCCCAACCCCTACACCTACTCGGTGGACAACCTCGCCGACACGCTCGCCCTCGACGCCAAGGGACGGCCCAAGCAGCCCGTGGTCTCCACGCTCGCCGACGGTTCCAAGTCGTGGCTGCTCCATACGTCCATACAGGTCCGACGTGGCCAGACGCTGCTCACCTGCCTGGAGGATGCCACGGCCTCACCCGCCACGGGTCAGTACCGTCTTCTCTGTCTGCCCGTCGGCTGCACGGCCCACTTCGACCACTCCACCCTCTACATCGACAGCGTCGACTATTCCTCACGCCCCACGGCCTACGTCGAGGTGACGATCGACTGCGAGGGACGGGCCGCCCTCACCTACGTCTTCACCATCAAGGTCATCGCCGATGGCGACAAGGGAGACCAGGGCAGGGACGGCACGGCCTACGGCACGCGGCGGCGCTATGCGCTCTCAGCACGCGCCACGTCTACCTCTCCCCATACGCCGCCCGACGACGTCGCCACATGGCAGGACGTGCCCCTCGCCACCACCGACGACCGCCCCTACCTCTGGATAGAGCTCACCGACTGGCAGCAGCAGGCGGGAGGCCTCCAGACCTTCTCGCCCGTCTCTTCCTACGTCCGACTGACGGGCGACCGGGGCCAGCGCGGAGAGGACGGCCTCGACGGCAAGGACGGCAAGTCGTGGACCCTCAGGGGCACGGCCATCGGCCATGTCGCCAACATGGCCTCGCTCCCCTCGCCAGCGCCCGACGGCGTTTTTCTCGTCGATACGGGAGCAGAGGGCACGCCCGTCGCCGTCCGACAGATGGGCGGCGCATGGGCCTCCATCACCACCATCCAGGGCGACGCCTACATCCTCGCGGGCGACGTATGGATGGCCACCGAGACGGCATGGGCCAACCTCGGACGCATACAGGGAGAGAAGGGAGACCGGGGACAGGCGGGAGCCAACGGACGCACCTCGCGCATCTACCAGCGCCTCGACGACGGCCAGCAGTTCTACGACGGCACCACCATCACCGCCGACGGATTCTGCTACCTCGACTTCTACGCCGTCCCCTCCGATACGGCCAAGAGCGGCTGGGACGTCTATCGCTGCGTCCAGTCCTACGTCTATCAGGCCGCCGTCCACGCCCTCCCGACCTCCGACAAGGACCACTGGCAACTGGTCGGCGTCAATGCCGACTCGGCCTTCTTCTCCTTCCTCATCGCCCGCGATGCCCGCATCGACTTTCTGCAGAGCAATTCCATAGCCATCCGCAAGAAGCACGCCACGGCGCCCTACGCGGGCATGGGTGGCGATTTCCCCTTCTGGGCGGGCGCGGCGCAGCCCTACCCCGATGGCGCGGGCTTCAACGGCTCCACCTACACCTTCGCCGTCGATGAGGCGGGCAACCTCTTCGCCTCCTCGGCCTACCTCACGGGCACCATCCACGCCACCTCGGGCTCCATCGGAGGCTTCGCCATACGAGACGGCGGACTGACCAACACCGACGATGCACGCAACGGCGTCACCATCACGCCGACCGCCATCACGGCCCAGTCCTCACGCTCCGAAGAGGGCCGCGTCGTCTTCGATACGCAGTCCAACATCGTGGGAGCCATAGGGGCCTCCAGCGGAAAGGAGATCTTTTGGCCCGTCGCCCTCCAGCTCACGGGCCGCCCCAACGACAGCTACCCGGGCACGGCGCTCGACATCGTCGAGGGCATCACCCGCGGCCACCGTCCCGAGCCCGTCCTCATCGATGGCTCGGTCCAGCTGGTAGATACCAGCGACGCCTACAACGTGCCCCAGCCGCTCCAGCAGGGCTCTCCGACCTATGGCGAGGGCCAGCGGGTCTATGTGCGCTCGGGCGCCGTCCTCGTCAATATAGCGGCAGCCACCGTCGCCCTGCCCAAGAATCCGCAGCACGGCGACTGCTACCTCTTCCTGCCCTTCGGGTCCTACAATCTCACCATCGACCCCGGTGCACATGCCCTCACCATCGACGGCACGACCTTCAAAAACAAGACCTACACCTGCGCCAAGCGCATGGTCTACCTCGTCTTCGTCGGGCGTGGTGCCTCGCCCTTCGGATGGGTAGGAAAGACGCTCCAGTAGTTCAAGAAGAAAAAAAAGAAAAAAGAATGAATATCTCGCAAGACTTCTCCCTCACCGCCTCCGTCTGGGACGGCGACAAGTTCCTCATCGAGGCGGCCACGGCCAACGGCAGCCGCCAGATGAAGGTGACGGCAGAGGTGGTCCGTGCCTACCTCAACGGGACCGCGGGCCCATCCTCGGCCACGGACCGACGGGTGCTCCCCTTCCGTGGCTTCATGGATTCAGGCGAGATCTCGCCAGCATCAGCCTCTCCGGCCCTCCCGCTGGAGGTGTGGTTCGTCCGATCTGCCGCACGCTTCGCCGTGGCTGAGCGTTCCTCCGAGCCCGTCTCCTCATCAGCACCGCCGAAGCTCTACGACAACTGGGGCTCCCGCTCGCTCTACAACGATGGCCTCTCCCCCGCCGCGGGCAACCTCTTCGTCTGCCAGTCCGACGACCGCCCCTACTGGTGGACGGGCGCAGAGCTCCGACCCATCGTCACCGACACCACCGGCCAGGTCATAGCCGACGCCATCCCCCTCGACGAGATAGACGCCATCACGGCGGCAGCCTCCCGCCCCTCGTCCTCCTCGCCCGCCAAGTCGCCCGCCTCGACAGCACCTGCAGCAGAGGAGGCAGAGGAAGCAAAGGAGGCAACATCCCAAGAGGAGGCAGCATCCCAAGAGGAAGCACCCGCAGCAGTAGCAGAGCCTGTAGCAGAGACGACAGAGGAAGGGACAGAGGAAAGGACAGAGGAAGAGGCAGAGCCCAAGGCAGCCGAGCTCATCGACACGACCCTCCGATCTGCCTCCCTTGTAGATACGACCCTCCGCTCAGCTACCATCATAGACAAGTCGAAGCGCTCCGCCACCATCATCGACAAGTCCAAGCGATCCGCCGACGTGACCACCGTCACGCCCGCCGCCCGAATCATCACCGTAGGATAACCAATCACTCCACACATACACCATGGCATCATTTCTCGATTCAGCAGGCGTCACCCGCCTCGTAACCAAGCTCAAGACGATTTTTGCCGTCAAAGCCACCACCCTCGCGGGCTACGGCATCACCAACGGCGTCTCCTCCGTCTCCGTCACGGGCACGGGACAAGCCGTATCAGCCGCATCCATCAGCGGCCACACCCTCACGCTCACCAAGGGAGCCAGCCTCCCGACAGTGCGCCACGAGCGCCCCACATCGGCCTCCACCCAGGTCTCCAACTTCACCAGCTCCGAGGAGCTCATCCTCGACCTCACCGCCGCCACCTATTCAGCCGGGGCGAAGTTCTGGATCAATTTCCTCCATACCGACATCACGCGCGGATACGGCCTCTACCGTGGATGCGTCATCACGGGCGCGCAGAGCTGCGCCGTCTCCTTCGGAGGCATCACCTCCATCAAGGGGGCCGTCACACTCCAGGCCGCCTCGGTCTATCATTTCACGCTCTGCACCAATGGGCGCAGCGGCCAATATCTGGCCAAGGGCTACGTCCTATGGCAGCGCGTCTCGGCCTCGTAAATGACAACAACAAAAGTATAATTATTCATCACTTTAAAATTCATAAAACAGTATGGCAAAGTATCTCGATTCCGCGGGCGTAACACGCCTTGTAACCAAACTCAAGTCCGACGTCATCCCCAGCGTCAAAGTCAACGCAGCCAAAGCGGCCGACACCGTACCCGCCTCGGGCATCACGGGCGTCATCGACATCGCCCACATCCCGCAGGGAGCCCTGGAGCGTGTCGTCACCGTCGCAGACGATGCGGCCCGCTACAAGCTCACCACCTCCCAGGTCCAGCTCGGCGACACCGTCAAGGTGACGGCCACGGGACGCATGTATATCGTCGTCGATGAGAGCAAGCTCTCCACCTCGGCAGGCTACATGGAGTACGCAGCGGGCACCGCCGCCTCCGTACCCTGGTCGGGCGTCACGGGCAAGCCCTCCACCTTCACGCCCTCTTCCCACAACCACACCATGAAGCTCAAGATTGGCGCCACCACCAAGGACGGCTCCACCTCCGGCACCACTTCATGGTCCAAGGCCGAGATCATCGGCACGCCCACCGTCAGCGGATCGGGCAACGCCGTGACGGGGATGACCGTCAGCGGCGACACCGTCACGCTCACCAAGGGGGAGACCTTCGCCACCAAGGCGCAGAACGACGCCCTCGACACGCGCATCTCGGACCTCGAAGACTTCACGGGAGGCACAGGCGGCGGACTGGGAGACCAGCTCAACGTGGCGGGCTACGACGTCGTCCGCTTCGATGGCTTCCTCGCCTCCAAGCCCACCCTCCAGCAGACCTCGACCACTACCGTCGTGGCCCTCGTCATCGTCAAGTCCGCCACCGCCAGCTCCACGCCGGGAGCCGTGGCCATCGACAGCATCATCGCCAGCGATGGTAGCAAGTATTACAACAACTGGAAAGACTTCAACATCGCCACGCCCGACGCGGAAACCAAGAAGCAGCTCTATCTCCACAAGATCTACCTCGACACCTCCACGGGCAAGGCCTACTACGCCGTGGATGCCACCACGCTCAAGGAGATCGACGGCGGCGACGTAGCCATGACCACCGGCGAGGTCGATGCAGCCGTCGCAGCTGCCAAGTAACCACCGCCAGGGGCGGGCTCTCCCGTCCCTGGCCTTTCCAACCCAAAGAAACAACAACATGAACAAGAGAAAGATCACCCACATCTTCGTCCACTGCACGGCCACCCTCCCCACCGCCTCCGTCGAATCCATCCAGCAGGGCTGGAGAGACATCGGGTGGAAGAACCCGGGCTACCACTACATCATCAAGGCCGACGGGACAATCGTCAGCCTCCAGCCCGAGGACAAGGCCTCCAACGGCGTAAGGGGCTACAACGCCCACGCCATCCATGTGGCCTACATCGGAGGAATAGGCCTTCACAAGGCTAATCCCCGTGACGTAGGGAGCGCCCATATCGAGGACACCCGCACGCCTGCGCAGAAGGCCGCGCTGCGCGCCCTCCTCGCCGACATCCATAGCAGATACCCCAAGGCCATCATCCTCGGCCACCGCTCCATCTGGGGTGAAGACTCACCCGGTAAGTGGCACAAGCAATGTCCTTGTTTCAACGCCCTCAAAGCCTATGCAGACATCTAAGCCTCTACGCCTCTTCGCCGTCCTGGCGCTCATCATCGCCATCATGGCCTGCGCCTCCAGACGCACCGCCTCCGACGAGTTGCGGTCCACAGCCACCACCACGGCCGACGCCATAGCCACACAGGCCCACGCCGCCGTCCGCACCGACACGGCCACGGCCCATACTGTCAGCCGCGACACCACCCGCCAGCAGACCACCACCGCCGACACCACGGCGGCCCACTACCGACGGGCCACATGGCAGCAGGCCGACACCACCTTTACAGAGATTTGGATCAACGCCCGCCGCTTCCGCTACCACGACGGCGCCACCTCCTCCACGTCCTCCCGTCAGGAGGCCCGGGCGGCCACCTCCACCGCCATCGACACCGACTCCTGCCGTCTGATCAGCCGCACCGACACGATTTCCGCAGTACAGAAGAAGCACGAAGAGACCGATCGGCGACCGCTCAACAGGGCCGTCGCCGGCTATATCGTTTACACCATCTTCGTCCTCATCGTTGTCCTCATCATCCTGCTCTACATCCTCGGCAGGTGGAAGAATTAAGCCGGACATCTTTCATATTCTCTATAATCCGAAGCCCCCGGCACGCGTCCATGCGTGTCGGGGGCTTTTCTCGTTTTGCAAAAGTCGAAGCAGCAAGCACCTACTCCCACGGCAGGCGCCAGCCAGCCTTGCCTCTCGCCTTCCGCTCGTTGCCGATCACGGCCACCAGCTGACGCCCCTGCCCCACCAGTCGCCCGCTCACGCTCACATGCACCGTCGCCTGCGCGATGCTGCCAGCGCCGATCGAGGGGCGCACGCTCCCGACCTGAGGCACGCTGCCCAGTCCGTTGGCCACGTCCCACAGACACTTCTGCTGCCAGCGGTTCAGGATCATCTCGCCCGAGTTCACTCTCACGGGGATGCGGTCGCCCGTATAGGAGTTGCCGCCGACGATACCGCCCGTGGCGTACCCCGTCGAACCCTTCACGGCGCTGATAATGGCCATCAGCTGCGCCATACCGACCGCCGTGGCGGCCACCCATTCCCACAGGTTGCCGTTCTTGCCCTCGTTCGCGCTCGCCTGCGCAAAGCCCATGGCCGTAGTGGCGATGGCCTGCGCGATGGTGCCCGCGATGTTGAGCTCAGGCAGCTCGAAGGCGCTGCCCATGCCCTGCAGCGCCGACCCCACCTGATTGATGGCGTCCGCAGCCTTGTCCATGCGCTCCTTCACACTGTCCGTGTTCCTCAGGATTTTCCCGAATTTTAGCGGCACCTTTCCGATCCCCGCCAGCTGCTTATTGATACCGTCGGCCAGCATCTCCCCCATCTCCCGGCCTATCTCGCCAGCATCCACCGCCGCTGCCACCGTCTCCAGCTGCCGCCTCAGGTCCTCGGCCTCGTTATTCCTGAGATCGATTTTTGCGATGATGTCGAAACCGCTAACGCCTTGCAGCTCCTTCTTCTTCGCCTCCAGCTCTTCCGCAGATGGAAGCACGGGGCGCACCAGCGCGGCCAGATCCACCTGCGCCGTGTTCCCCGCCACGTTACCGCCGATCGTACCGCTCGCCCCAATGTCTGCCTTCAGACCGCCGCTGCGCTCGTACCGCATCCGCTGGAGCGTCTCCAGCTTCTTCCGATAGTCCTCCAGCGTGTCGATGTCGTCCTGGATGTCCAGCGCCTCCTTCACCTTCGTATCGGGCAGCGCCAGCAGATCGGCGTATAGCTTCTCCACCAGCTCGTCCAGCTGGCGGATGGAGAGGATGCCGTCCGTGATCTCGGGCTCGTCCACCACGTCGTTCACGGTCGGAGCGGGCGTCGTGGGCGTCGTGGGCGTCGTGTGCGTAGTAGTAGTCGTCGTAGTAGTAGGCGGCTCCGGGCTGCCCTTCACCTTGAACGTGATCGCCTGGCCCTTCTTCGCATACGCCGCCATCTGCTGCTTTATCCTTAGATTGTCAGCCCTCACGGCCTTTATCTGAGCGTCTATCCGTTCCTTCTCGCTCGTGCCCCTGATTCCCTTGTGCATCGTGTCGAGGTTTGCGCCCTCGGCCACCATCATACCATAGAGGAACGGATGCTGCTGGGCGAGCGTCTGCCGGACCGTCGAGGCCTTCTTACGCTTCTCCTCCAGGTCGTCCAGTTTCATGTTATTAGTGGCCGCCTGATTAGCGAGGGCGCGCATAGTGGCCTCGATCGTCAGCTGGTCGCAGTACGCCTGACTGTTCTCCGTCAGCGCCTTGTACCATTCACTCACGCTGCTAAAGTAGCCCATCGTCTCGCCGTACCGATTGTTCAGTTCCTCCACCTTCTTCTTCTCCTGCGCCTTCGTACCGTTCCAGTCCTTCGTCACGGCAATGTCCTTATAGAGCTGCGCTATGTTGTCGGCCACGGCCTCCTTCGCGTCCTTCAGTCGCTCCGTCAGCTGCTCCGTCAGCTGCTTGTTGGTCTGCTTCGCCACGGCCTCGGCGCTCAGCGCCTGCTTCGACTGCTCCAGCGTCTTCGACACGCCGTAGATGATGGCCGAGAGAGCAGCGAGGGCCAGCCCCACCACCGATGCTACCTTCAGCGTACGGATGGCCGTGGCCGTCGTGGTAGCGCCCACCTCCACGCCGCGCAGTTTCCCGATGAGCACCTCCAGCACGGCGCCCATGCCCACCGAGGCCTGGCGCACCACCTGCGAGACGGGACCCCATTTCAGCAGCTTCGTAACGGCGCCAGCGGCGGCCCGTCCACAGCCAGCCAGCGCCGTGCCAAACTGCACAACGCCCGTCACGGCCATGCCCAGTTGTCCAAACTGGGCGATCATGCTCTGATACGGCATGAGGGCCTTGCCGATATTCACCATCACCCCGCCAAAGCTATTCGCCAGCTGCTTCGCCTTTCCCGCGTCCGTCTTCGCCAGCTCGGCGTTCATGTTGCCGACGTTCTGCGTGATGATCTCGGCGAGCATGGCGGCCCGCTCGCCCTCGTTGCCGGCCTTCAGTGCCTTCTCCTGGGTCTCGCTAAAGGTGATGCCCACACGCCTCAGGGCGCCCGTCTGACCCTGCAGCGCCTTGCCCAATAGGTTAGCGATGCCGACGGCGTCCTCGCTCGTAGCGTTCAGGCCCTTCTGCTGGGTCAGCAGATTGTTCATGGCGGGAAGCAGGGCCGTCAGCGTCCGCTTATGACTGGCAAAGGTGGCCAGCTGCTGGAGGCCGCTGCGCTGCACCGTACCACCCACCACGCCGAGCTTCGTCTGAGCTGCCACCGCCGCGTTCACCAAGGCCACATCCTCAGCCGTCGCGCCCATGCGCTGCCGCATCACGGTCGTCAGCTTCGTCTGGGCCTCTGTTGCAGCATTCGCCTTCGCGATATACCCGCCCATGATATTGGTCAGATTCTGCAGGGAACTATAGACATTTCCGACGGTCGAGCTGATAGCCGACCATTTGATCATCGAATCCCTGAAACGGTTCGCGCGCTGGGTCGAAGCGTTCAGGGCCTCGCCTAATCTCTCCACATCCCGCCGACTGCTCACCACTACGTCCTTGCCGTCGATGCGGATCTTGATATTAAAAGGAATAGTTTTTGCCATATTCTATTATAATAAATAAAGTATATTCATAGCCACCCCAGCTTCGCCGCACGCTTCATCGTGGCGTTCTCGATAGCCGTCCCGATCTCCTCCTCCACGATCTTAGGACCCTGCGCCTCGGCAGCGTCCAGGAAGTGATAGGCGGGCATCTTGCCCCTGTTCCTGCCAACCCAGCGAAAACCGTCCCCCGTATTCACGAGAAAACGCTTCGCCCAGCTGCGTGGATAGCGTTCCACCGTACCTTCCGCGGCCCACATCAGCACAGGCTTCTCCAGCCCGTGGCGGTTCTTGATATACCCGCTCTTGCCGTGAGGCTTCACCGTGATCATGAAGCCACCGCCGCGCGGATAGACGCGCACGCGCACGCCCTTGGCCAGCTTTCCAGCGTCATGGATACCGCTGCCCTCCACGCTGCGCTTCGCCACGGCGGCGATCATCTTGCCCGTCCGACGATAGGCGTCCTTCAGTGTCCGCTTCATCTCGCGCTGGTCAAACGTTTTGAGCAGGTCGTTCCATGCCTGCCCGATTCTCTGCTTCTCATCCATGCTTCTTCCTCCTTTCCTCGGCCTCTCTCCGACGTCTCATCAGGGCCTCGAAGGCGCGCTGCGCTTCCTCCTTCGTCGCGGGTCTCTGCTCGGTCGGCTCGGGCCGCGCCTCCTGCCGCTGGTCCCACGGCAACGGAAGCACCCGCTTCGGATCCACGATCTTCCCGCTCCATGGGCTCACGCTCATCACGCCCACGATACGCGCACGCTCCCACGCCTCCCGCTCCCGGTCGTCGTCGTAGCGGTGGCGGGCCTCGCTGATAGCCCGAAACTCAGAGGGGGTGAGCAGCCCGAAGTCTTCAAAACTCAAGCCGCACACCCCCATACCGTAGCCAAGCATTTCCTCGACGCTTATTTTTTTTTACCAGCGTCGGCCTCCGCGTCATCGCCGCCATCGCCAAACATCGAGGCGCTCCAGCCTTCGATGTCGGCAGGGTCGGTGGCGTCGGCAAACTCCTCCAGGCTCATCCCGAAGGCCACGCCCTCGCGCTTGCAGGCGCTCGCCACGCAACACCACAGCAGCGTGAACGTGTCGCAGAATCCACCATCGCTATCGGTCAAATCACGGCCCGTCTGCTGCTTGAAACGAAGCATCGCGCCGTTCGTCATGTACGCGGGGTAAACGCTACCACCGACCTCGACCTCGATACGACCCACGGCGGCTCCTTCCTTGGAACGCTCTGCCAGGCCTTTCTCTTGCTTATTCTTTCCATTTTCCATAATCATATTTTTCTAAAATGTCACACACTAATCGCCCAGCGTGCCGCCACCCTGGTCTCCGCCGCTACCCTGGTCTCCGCCGCCCGGCATACTGGCAGAGCCTCCTGCGCCCTCCTGGGGCTCGATGTAGCAGCGGTTGGGATCTGTCCAGACTTTGACGCCCTCGGGCACTCTGTAGAAAGCGACACCAGCTTCGTCCGGGTGATTCTGAAGAATAAAAGAACCGACAGGCGGATAAGTCACTACATACACACCCGTCAGGACACCCTTGGTATATTTCTCGCCGTGCTTACCGGCATACCCCTCCAACTTATACTGCCCAGGGGTTCCGCCTACGATGTATGGAGTATTGGCCTCGAAGCGATCGACTTCATTCATGACGATTTTCCCGTTCTCGTCAAGTGAGAGCGCCTCGTACAGTTTCAGCCCGTCGGGCTTCGCGCAACTGAATGGGATGATGATCGTGCCCCACTTCGCTGCGCTCAAGGCGTACTCATAGACCCTCTTCTGCTTCACCAACCCCAGCGCCACATGATACGACAGGCGGATGGTCTGCACGAAGGCGCCATCCTTCCAGCTCTCCTCGCCGCCGACCACCTTCACGCAGTCCATGGTCATGGCGAAGCCGTCCTCCTCCTCGCTGGCGACGATACGACCCACGAGCTGCTTCCTCACGCGCTCCATCGTCTCCACGCCCTCGCCGTAGGTCTTCGCAAAGACCACCACCTCGTAACACACCTCGTCGTAGCCGCTGCGGCCCTTGTCGTCCAGCGACCGCACATCGACGCGGCGGAACGTCACCAGCGGCAGCGTCACTTCGTTCTCGCTCACCACGGGGCGCACATGGCCCTCGCCGAGCAGGTCCTTCAATACAGAGTAGATAGCAGACCCGGCGCTCAGAGAGCTGCGCGGGATGTTTACTATAGTTTCACTCATCTTGATCTATTTTTTTTCTAATATTTATAAATGAAAAACTCACGGCAGCTCGTCGGTCATCCCGATCAGGCTGCACGTCACGGGCATTTCGCCCAGCCGACGCCTGCTCCGGTCGATTCCCTCTATCTGGTACGTCTTGCCGTCCCAGCGCAGTCGGTCATACTCCCGCAGGGCGTCAGTATAGCGGAAGACGAAGGTCGTCACATGCTGATAGACCACCTCGCCGTTCAGCTCGCCGAACCCGCTATTCTTGTGCGTCACCTGGCAGGGCACGCCCTCGGCCACCACCGTCCACCTTCCCGTGTCGGCGTCAAACTTGTCCGTGCTCTTCTCGTAGCGCACCACGTCACACACCTCGTCCAGTAGTCCTGCTCTAATCATGGGCCTCGTAGTTCACATGGGCGTAGATCAGGTGCCAGTAGTGCGGGCTCCGGTAGAGCTGGGCCGCGCTCACGCTCTCCCTCTCCCGGTAGTTGTCACCCGTCAGAATCAGCAGCGCCTGCCTCAGGTCGGCGGGCAGCGCACCGGGCGCAGTCTCCACCTCCCGAAGGTCGCTCACCTGCAAGTCGGCGGCCAGCGTCTGCTCGGCAGCGTCGATGAAGTGGCCGATCTCTTCCTTGTCGAGGTCGCTGGCGTAGCGAAGCCGGCTAAAGTGGATAGCACTATCCACGTCGATATATCTGGGCATGGTCTTCGTCCTTGGTTCGTTAATGAGAAAGGGCGGAAGCAGGAAACCCGCTCCCGCCCAAACAATCAAATCAAAAAAGTAAAGCGAATGCTATGTTATGGAATCGTTTCCCTATTCACGATCAGGCGTGGTCAGTGCCGGGAGAGGCCGTGCCATCCTGTCCGGGATACTTCTCGGGCTCGCCGTCGTTCTCAAAATCGACGGTGAAGGTGGCATCGTCCTGCGCGGGGCTCGTCTCCTCCACCTTCGTGATGACAAACTTGCCCTTCAGGTAGGGCGTAGCGTCGCCCTCGCGCTCGAAGCAGGAGAGCTCCACGCTCTGACCTGCGCCCCACAACTTGCGGATGTCGTCGAGGCTGAGCTCCTCCTCGCCCTTGTAGCGGAATCCCTCGCCGTGTACGCTGATGCTCATCTTCGTCACGCCCTTGCCGCTGAAGAGGGCGTTCTTGGTCTTCTCCCTCACGGGAGGCTTCACGCCGCGCTCCTTCGTCTCTGTGTTGTAGGTGACGGAGTGCGTGGTGCTATGCCCCAGGCCCTTGCCGCCGACGGTAAACAGCACGTTGCTGCCGTTCATATAGTCTTGCGTTACTGCCATTTTCTATTTCCTTTATCGTTAATATTTTTATGAAAAACCAGCGGGCCCGCGGCCTATGCACTCCACCCTCCGCGGGCCCTGCCTGGTCTATGCTACAGTATAGGTGATCTTTCCGAACGCCTCCGGGTACGGGGCGAAGAAGTCCCACTCGGAGTTGATGACGATGGCCACCGTGTTCGTCGAGAGCACGCTCACGGACGTGGTGTCGATGCCCATCGTCATCGGGCCAAACTGACCCACCAGGGCGTAGCCGAAATTACCGTAGTAGATCGTGCCCTTCTTGCAGAGGCTCGTCGGAATCACGGGCACACCGTCGATCGTGTTCGTCGAGAGGTCGAGCAGGAAACGGCCGCTACCCTTGTCGATGGGCGTGTTGGCCAGCTCGGCGTAGGCCTTCCAGTCCATGATGAAGCAGGGAGCGTTCACCGGCACGTTGGCCTCGTTCACCTTCGAGCGAAGGTCGAGGAAGAGCTGGCGCGTCAGCGTCGAGCTGCCACCCGTAGCGGCGATGGTGTTGCCCTCGGGGATGCTGGCCAGCGGACTGGTCGGGGCATTGGCCGCGGCGGTCTCGGCGACAAAAGCCTCGTTCAGGGCGAGCGTGTGCTTCAGGCGCATGGTCTCCACCACGAGGCTGCTGATTGCGCCCGCCGTCTGATTGATGGCGCGGTTGGAGATGTCCACACGGATCGGCAGACGGTGCGGCGTGATGGTCTTCACGCCAAACTCCATCGTCTGAGGCGTCACGGCGTCGTTCTCGCCATACCACGTCGCCTTCAGGCCCTTCACGGTCGGGAAGTTCCACTGGCCCGTGATGCCGCTCTGAATGCGGGCGCCCACCTGACCGATGATGGTCTGAGGCGTCAGCTCGCGGATGTAGTCCTGGATATAGACGGGCGTGATGTTCTTCGTGCTCGCGGCCTGCTGGATGGTGTCGGCGCGCAGCTGCTCGTCGGCACGGTTGTAGGCAAAGCGGAAGTTGCCCTCCTCGTCACGGCAGGCGGCCAAGTCCTCAGGGATGCCGCGGCCGCTGGCGATGCTGCGAAGCAGGCGGCCAAAGCTGGCCTCCTGACTGTCCTGCGCGCGCTGCTCCTCAAACTGGCGGCTGCGCTCGCTGCTGCGCTCGCTCTCATACTGCACGCAGCCGACCATCAGCGCGTCGTCCTCGGCTCTGAGTGCAGCAAACTGCTGGCGCTCGGCGTCGGTCATGTCGCGGTTCTCGCGGGCCAGGGTCTGCTGGAGCGTCTCCATCTCCTGGCGGATCTCACTGCGGCGGCGGATGGCCGCCATGTACTCTTCTCTTGTCATTTCTGTCTTTGTTTTTGTTTTGGTGAATTTATGTAGTACGGCGAAGCCATGCGCCGATAGTGTCATAGTCGCCACGCACCAGGGCGGGCTCCTCAGCCTCGATCAGGCCAGCGGCCAGCAGACCGTCCTTCACGCCAGCGCTGCGCTGCTTCACGCTCGTGGCGGGATAGGCGGGATGGGTCACGATGCTCACGTCAAACAGGCGGCTGATCTTGTCCAGGTGGCGGACGTAGTACTCCTTCCCGTCCTGGTCCTTCTCCTTCGAGTAGGAGAACGTGTCCTTGTCGGCGTAGAATCCGAAGCTCATCCCGGCAAAGTCGCCACGCCGCACGCTCTCCAGGGCGTAGTCGCCCCACAGCGTGTTGGCAGCGTCGAAGCGCATCAGAAGGCCCTTGTCGTCGAGTTCCAGCCGCAGACTGCCCTTCCCGTCCATGCTGCGGGCCAGCATCTGGCCGGGGTCATGGTTCAGGCAGGCCACGATGTCGCTGCTCCGCATCACGTCCTCGTTCAGAGCGCCAGGAGTGATTTCCTCAAACACGCTGCCATAGTCCCAGTCGGGAAGCAGCACCGAGCGAGAACCGTACAGGAACACGCGCCCCTCAATCTGCCGACTGTCGGCCTGGGCACGAAGCTCCGTCCGAGTATAGTATCTATATTGCTCCATTGTCTTCTTTTTCTTATTGGTATATTCTTCAAAAATAGGCACCACCCCCGCCGCCTACTCCTTACTGTTGCCCGCTCCGAGCTTCGCCAGGCTGCCATTGGCCACGAGGTCGTCGCCACCTTCCAGCGGACGGTAGCCCATGCGGGCGCGGGCCTCGTTGGGCGTGATCACGCCCGTCTGTATGAGCTTCGATAGGGCCGTAGCCTGAGCCAGCGGGGCATTCTGATAGTAGTCGTCGATGCGGAAGCGGGCCCGCATGTGGCCGTCGCCGCCGAAGAGCTTCTCCGTCACCTCGCTCTCGATCTGACGCATCAGCGGCGCCAGCGTGCTGGTCATGAAGATGGTCTGACTGCTCTCCGTGCTACTGTAGTTGGCATTGGTGTCCTGGAAAACCTGCATCGGAGGCACGCCGAAAAATCGGCAAATCTCCATGTTTATAAATTTCATACTGTCCAGCAACTGGAGGTCGCTGGGCGTCATGCCAGTCTGCACAAACTTCATCGTACCCGGCAGGAAGTTCAGGTTCTGGCCGCTCCCGATGGCCTCACGGATGCGCTGCGTCACGCCTTTCAGCTGCTTGTCCGTAGCGCCTCCATAGCCCACCTGCACGGTGTCCTCGCCCGTGATGAAGCCGCGGAGCGTGCTGCCAGGGGTGAACATCTCCCCCTCTTGCTTGTAGGCCTTCCTCGCGTTGCTCAGCACCAGCGAGGCGAGCTCAGTCACGGGCGTGCCCATGAAGCCGTCCCGGCAATAGCTCCGGATATGGATGATCTCGTCGGGCAAGTACTCGCCCTCGATGCCGTCGTAGATGTCGCTCACCGTATAGACGCCGCGCAGGCGGTCATAGCTCACCGAGCAGTCCGATGGCACACAGTACAGAGCACTCAGCACGCCCCCACGATACACGGGCACGACGTAGGCGTTGCCGTACATCTCCCGCTGATAGACCACCTGCCAAAGCAGGTCGAAGCCCGTCTGCCGCGGGTTCGGACGCTCCGAGAGCAGCCGGTCGGCCAGCGTGCCCTCAGCATCCTCATACCACGTCCGCCCGTCTTCCATGCGCCTGCGCATAGCATGAAGCCCAAGACTGGCCACGCTGCCAGCCTTGATCTCCACGCACCGCTTCACACACGCCACGCTGCTGGCCGTATAGGCGTCCACCATATCGTCCAGCCCGATGATCGTACCGACAGGCAGAAGGCCCGCCGCACGCTCGATCACGCCGCCACCACCACCAGAGACGTCCCGCAGAATACCCTGCACGACGTCCACGGCGGTCGCTCGGACGGCGGCCCACAAACTATTACTTTTTTTTCCCATCCGTTTTACTTGGGGTTTTTACATTTCGGACCATCCCGCCAAATAGGCACCACCACCACCTTCTCCCCCGCTTCTCGCCTATTTTTTCTTCATTTTATCCCTATTTTGTAAAATAATCCAAAAAGTACGCCACAACATTTGCGAAGACAACACGAAACACTTATCTTTGCAAGAAATAAGAAACTTCATGAACGGACTTACAATAATATTTGGATTGGGCTCACTTTTCGGGATATGTTTCTACGCATGGCTCCACACGAAGTCGGGCAAGAAATGGTTGGAAGATCTCGACAAGTAACGGCCATTTGCCAAACGGCCGAGAGAACAAAAGCCCCCGTTAATGGGGGCTTTTCCTATTCCATGCTGCTTCTCACCTGCTCGATACTCAGCCCGATCGCCATGGTGCCCGTGACACACCCGTCTATCTTCGCCTTCTGCTGCTTCTTCATCGGCTTCTTGTTCCCCATTTTATCCACGTCTAAGACGGCGTTGTCGTAGCAATAGGCGTTGATCGGATTGGGGTCAAACGTCAGTTTGTCGTTATACAAAAGCTCCTCCGTACCCTCCACGGCCCGCGTGAAATAGTAGTTGGTCTGCTTGTAGGCCTGCATGTACGGCCCGCCGCCCGTCGCCCGCAGCGTGTTCTGGAACGTCTGCGCCCGGTTGGGGTCGAAGCCGATGCGAAGGATGCGCAGCTGGCTGCCTCGCTGGAAGATGTCGCGGGCTATCTGCTCGTAGTCGATCGTCTCCTCCCCACATACGTTCATATACCCCTCCGCTACCCATTTCGCATAGATCACACGGTTCACATGGCTCTCCAGCGTCTGCCGCGGGATATAGTAGTCGGTGATCATGTGGCCGCCCTCGGCGTCCTTCAAGTGCAGGAAGTACGAGACGGCAGAGAAGTCGTCACGCACGCTCAGATCGACCGCCACCTGACACTCGGGCCGATACCCCAGCGCCCCCAGCTCCACGCGCCTGTAGTGGCTCCGTATCACCTCGCCCTTGATCCACGTCTCCATCGTGCCCGTCTCGAAGACGTTCAGCAGCTTCGTCCGGAAGGCCCGCATGTCGTCCGCGCTGCTCTGCGCCTTCCGCCACATGTCGTCGTAGAACCCCTCCTTTACGGTGATGCCGAGATGTGGCTGCACCTTCCTCCACGTCTGCACGTCGCCCTCCTCATCATCCACATCGGGCATGAACAGGTGGGCAAACGTCCTGTCGTCGTCAGCCTCGCCCCGCAGCACCTTCTTGCAGTGCTCCAGCATCGACACGAAGGGGCTCTCCACCTTGTCGCTCGCCGTCGTGATCGTCACCACGAGCGGGTTCTCCCTCATGCCCATCGAGGTCGTGAGCACGTTGTAGAGGTCAGCGCTGTCGGCCTGACTGTACTCATCATTGATGACGGTCGAGGCATTCAGACCGTCCAGCTTGTCGGCGTTGCTCGCCAAACATCGGATAAAGCTCTCCCGCAGTCCGCTGTCCTTCCAGCTCACCAACTCTCGGTTGAGCTTGAAGTGACCCAGCCCGGGGTCCATGCCCCTCAGCACGCCCCTGATCTCATCAAAGCAGATTTTCGCCTGCTGATAGGTGTTGGCCGTCGTGTAGCACTGCGAGTTCCGGTCGCCAAACAATAGGTCATAGACGGCCAGACTGGCCACCTCCGTGGTCTTCGAGAATTTACGGGGCACGAAGAGCAGCACGTCGTGAAACAGTCGGTGCGTCTCGTCCGTATAGAAGCCCATGATGTTGGCAAACTGAAACACCTGCACGGGCGTCAGCCGATAGCTCTGCCTACCCCTCACGCCGCTGAATTTCAGCTGCTCGTAAAAAGCCGCGAATTGCTTGTATTTGTCTATCCGAAAGTCGTATTTTTCCAGCATCAGCAAAAACCGACGAAGCCCCAGCAGCTCGTAGAGATTATGCCGCTCAGGATGCCCCGCCAGGCTCTTCGCATAGTCCAGCAGACGGCGGTCGATGCGCCCCAGATGATAGCCTGGCAGGTCGCAGTCCTGCAACCAGCCAGCGCACGCGGCCTTCGCCTCCCGCTCCCGCTGCTTCTCGTCGTCCGTCATAGCTTCCCCCTCAGTCTTGCTCAGTTCTTGTCCTTGCGCTTGTAGAGCGTGGGCTTCTGGCCGCCCAGTCCTTCCATCAGACTGACCAACCGGTCCCCGCTCCTGGGCCGCGCATCTTTCTCCTGGTTCACAAACCCCGCAGGCTTCGCCACAGACAGACCGAGGTCTCGGAAATACTTCCGTATCTCCTCCGTACACTGTATTTCAGCCGACACGGCAGGATTCAGAATCGTCCTCGGATTGCCCTCACGGCTCACCACGGTCAGCATCGTGCCCTCCTCGGCTATACTCTCCCGGATGGTATCGAGACGGCATAGCAGACCAGCCAGCACGCCGATGGCGGGCTCCAGGCTCTCATCATAAAGCCCGCGAGCCTCCATCCGCTCCCGAATCTCCAGCACATAGTGCCGCTTATCTTCGTTCATTCCCATATCTTTCCCGTTGAAAGTTAAAGATGTCCACCACGTCCGCTCATCGCCCATTGATCGGCCATTTCCGACCGTTTTTAGCCGATTATAGCCGATTATGGCCGCTTTCGGAACAAAAAAACGCCATTATCGGCACGCTTTTGGCTATTATCGACACGCCTTTTGCGGTTCCCGGCCTACACAATAGCCCCTTCCACACGTCCTTTCAGACGTGAAGAAGCCGCTCCAGCCACGCCTTCACGTCCTCGCTCGGCTCCTTTCCCTCCTTCCTTTGCCGACGGTGGGCCGCCACATGGCAGTCGTGGCAGAGGCTTCGCAGATTATGAGCATCAAAAGCCAGTGCGCACATCTCCTCCCAGCTCCTGCCCGTACCGATAGGCCGCACGTGGTGCACCTCCTCGGCAGGCTGGTCCATGATGCCGCGGGCCATACATTCCTCGCAGAACGGATGGGCGCCGATATACGCCGACCGAAGCGCGTGCCACCGCTTGGAGTGAATAATGCGCTTATACTCCTTTCTTCGCTTGCCGCCCCGCCAGTGTCCAC